AGGGCACCCCGGTATTCGTGATTTTCCGAAACGGGCCCCGCGTCGCAACCGCGAAAGTTGCTCAAGTCAGTTCCCAGTACCCTCCGCAATTCAACCTGCAGATGGCTCAGATGGGGAACAATATGTCTCCAATGTTTGACCTGTCTCTCGAACTGGATGGCAAGACCGAACTGTTCCAAAGGATTCCCGTCAACACGTCCATCGCCGAGTTCCCGGAGAAGGGAATCATACTCAGCGAGACACGCGAAGGCGTTATCAACGAGGTCAACGCAATCCGTGGGAATGCGGTCTCCGAATTGGATAAACGCCAGTTCTACGAGCAGACGGTCTCCAATTGCGACCAGATTCTCATGGACATCAACCCGGAACTGAAACGGGAGCAGGAACAAGCGGGGAAAATAGCGAAGCTGGAGCAGCAGCTGGCCGGAATGAGCGACCAGATCGCGGCTCTTACCGGGATGCTGTCTAAGTCGCTGGGCAAGAAAAAGGAGGAATAGAAAATGGGTTACCGAGTAATCAGTATGAGAGGCGGCAACTACGGTCGCAAATCCGGCGAAATGGAGTTCGAAGAGGCCGCTCAGATGGTCGAAGAAGGACTCGAGTGTATGCGCGAGCTCGCCGAGGACATGAAGGAGCAGTACGGCATGCGCCGCGGTGGTTCCTATGGGTCCAGAGGCGGTTACGGCATGCGCGGAGACTATGACCGCCGCGACTGGGATGACGAAGATATGTACGGCGAACGCCGCATGCGCGATTCCAGAGGTCGCTTCCGTTAGTAGAACCTGGGGCGGCATGTCCGCCCCTTAAAAAAAGAGAAATAAATGGCAAGATTAGATTCGTACGACAGATTACCCGGCGGGATGCGGGAATACCTGTCTTTCAATGATTATCACTTCTCTAAGCCCATGTATATGTGGGCCGTAAGCATGATGAGGGATAAAAACGGCAGCAAGGTCGAGCCGATGACAAAGGAGTCTGTGATGGAAATCCTAAAACGAAACAATGTCGAAATCGAAAAAGACATGGGCTACGACGTGCCCTTCGTCTTTATGCGCAAAAAGACGGATTCTCTTGGCGGCTCCATCCCTGATGAGGCTCACCTGGCTATGGCGGTCAAGGAATTCTTCACGGATAAGGACGGGTACGACACAATGGCATTTGATGAGTTTCTTACAAAACTCAATGCCCTTGGGATTCCCGTAGACTGGGCGTCCATGCTTTAGTCGGCATATCGAAATGACGAACCCTTATGAGTCTTACATCTTCCGTTAAGGCAAAACTGAATACACCTTTTTGTGAATCCATTTCTGCACGCGTCGCGTATCGACTCATAAACGACCTCGGTTCCGTCTATTCTTTTGCATATTATGCACTTTTTTCTTGGAGATGATTTAGCCATGTGTGCAAGAGTCAAGGGATTATTAGCGTTCTCTTGAGCGGTTACCCATCGAAGATTTATTACTGCGTTATTATGCCTATCTGTATCAATGTGATCAATATATGACCTACTAGGAGATTTTATTAAGAAAGTCTTTGCTATAGCCATATGCGCCATGATTCTCGTAACGGTACCGTCCTTCGATAGAGAGATAGTTATATAGCGTTTTGGGTTTTTGGGAATCTTTTGACTCATTATCCTTTCGCGGAGAACTTTAGTATTTTTACCTCGACATCCTACTTGACGTGAAAGAGACTTTATACGGCCTAATGTGGATGCCTGATAATACCCCTCCCACCCAGGGATATCCTTCCAGACCTCGCCGGGCATGTCTTCAAGAGACAGGTTTTGATACGGTAACATAGAACAACGGTTTATATGTGAACAACGGAAAAATAAAGAGCGGAAGGCGCCGTTGCTTCGCTTTTCGGAGGGTAGCTACTCCCGTCCTATCCGCTCTACAAATATACAAAAAGTTTTGACTATACGCAAGACACATATCCGGAACTGGCAGATTGCTTTCTACTTTTCCTTCGACGCCTATGATATAGGGGTTATCAAGGACGCCCTGGTCTGGGCGGACGCCCCGGCTTCTATCATTCGACAGGCTACGGGAAGTGTCGGTTCCGGTAACCTTAATGAGGGATTCTGCTTCAGTAACCCCGCAATTCGCCGAAGCGTAATCGGGATCAGCGAAGCTATCTCCGGACCGGAATTCCTTAATACGACAATCCACGAGATAGCGCATGTGGCCATGCACATCGCAGAAGAGGATGGAATAGACCCGTACAGCGAAGAGCTGGCCTATCTCATGGGAGACATATCAAAAGACATATCATATGTAGTATGCGAGCTTTCCTGCCCGCATTGCAGTGGCGCCTGAGGCAAGTTTCGGCCCTGCTAAAAGCCCCGGGGTTATGCGGTTCCCTGGGGCTTTCCTTCTCTATATGCCTTGAGCTCTTTCTCGAATGCTTCCGTGTGGCAGAATCCGCAGCATTTCATCTCAGGGCAAAAACCCCTGTAGACACACTGCCGAACCATGACCTGCGCCATCTCCGGGTCAATCTTCTCGACCTCGTTCTTGACGGCCTGCCAGGCCTCCCTCGTCTCTTTACTGGCGCATCCGCAGAGGCGCTTCCTGGAGATGTTTATCATGGCCTGGGCGTTAATGACGAAATCCTGGTCGTTGAGCGAACCTTGCGGCATCTCGTCCCGGGGGACCGGGTTGTCCCTCCTGTCGGCCCTCTGCGAATGGATGAACGGAAGAATAAACGGGTGGCGAAGCAGGTGCACCCCGACCCATTGCCGGAGTGCCTTGAACTGAATCAGGTATTCGACCAGCTTTATCTGGCTGTGCTCTGCGTACAGGCTCCTGAGTTTGAATTCACGGGAAGGCTCCTTGTCCAATAGCTCCTTGCCCATTGTCCTGCGGGCTGCGTTCAACGCACGCTTCCAGCCGGTCTCGTTTGTTACTTTGACCTCTATCATACCTCGTCAATGTAACCGTTATACCTATCCAGCGACCTACGAATCCTCTGCTGCGCCAAGCCGATAATGTCGAGAACGTCGGCCGCGTCTTCGGTGGCGAGCCGGTCCTTCAGATCAGAGCTTTCTATTGACTGCAGGATAAGCAGGCACTTCGGAACTTCCATGAACTTGCAGAACCGCTCAAGAGTCGCCTGCTTCGGTACGGACTGTCCGGACTCAAGCGCCCGGAGTGCTTGTGGAGATATGCTGATCTCCCTTGCAAGGGTTACTTGCTTCACGCCGGCTTCCTTTCGTATCCGGCGCATTGTTTTTCCTATATTCATATTTCTTTTTGTTTTTCCCTCTGAAGCCTTTTCTCCGCTGCGATGATGTGATATAGCCTCGCGAGGATGTTCTTCGATTTACGGCCTGTTCCGTAGCGTTTGTCGGCCTTTACTAGAGTGTCGATGCCAAGCGGTCGCAATAGCCTTCGGTAATCGCTCCTAATAAGGACCATGTACTTCCGATCAAGCTGGTATGCGCGCCCGTTGATTCTGGCGCCTCCGGTCCAGCGTGCGATTGAAAGCGTGCCGGCCATCCACTCACTTTCCGTAAAGAGTATTCTGTTTGTTATAGTCATAGTTAGTGTATTTCCTAAAACATTAAGAGCCCTCTACCTCGTCACCTGTTTTCAAGTCATATCCAAGACGCAGACCTCTATCTTTAAGGATAGTGAGATAACCCTCTACTGCACTAATAGCAGTACTCATCAGCAGTCTTTGTGCTATAAGCAACTTTTGGTCTGAAACACTTAACTGCAAAAATTTCTCATTAAGAGTAAAAGCCAATGCCTTGTCATGTCTTAATTTCATTGACTCGTTAAAAGAGAACACCTCTTGGTATTCATCAACCATTCTTTTGATAAAATCTTCCATAACTCTTTTTATTGATTAAATAGCGGGGCGTAAGTCCAATACTCTGGTTCAATACTATCTAAAATGTCTTCACCAAATTCTTCTTCTCTGCCTTCAACACTAAATTTACTAATAGTGATAAAGCAATCTTGATAGTCCCACCAATAGGCGGAAACAAAGTCATAGGGATTTTTGGAGGCATCTTGAGCGCAATTATCTTGGACGAACCCAAGTCGTATTCCCTCCGGGTTGAAATCCTCATCAACCCACAAACGATGATATGCTATCACCCATTTACCGTGCTCTGGCTTTTCTTCCGAATACTTATGCCATTTTGTTTTCATATCTTATCGAGTTAGTCTTTCCATCCTAAATATTCCTTAATCTCGCCAGCGTCAATATCGCAGTCGTATTCGATTCCATGCTCTAAAGCATACTCAATCATCTTGCGGGCTTCCGCATCGGAAAGGTCTCGCCCGCCGATTGAAAACCATCCGGAAAGATTCTCGTCTCCGAAGTTGTTTCTTATCCCTCTAAGGTTAGTCCGTAAGTGCATTGTCGTTGTCATAGTTTGTGTGGAAATGATACAATAATCATTGTTTCTCAAAATAGAACTTGCCATCCCACGGCTGGTAGGTTATCATTCCGTACTGCATAGCAAGTTTTGTCTGGAATGATGAATGGCAAGTGTGTTCCAATTCCGTCAGTATGCGCCTCCTTAATCCCTCAATGTCACTCATAGACTTGTAGAAGTTG